TGATATTATTGATTTTTTAGTTAATCAGAAAATACTGGAGGACGATTCACAAATACACGGCATATGGCTGGCTTGGCACACGTTGCACCCTGAACACACACCACCTAGCAAGAATGTGCGCCTTTACATTCAGTCTGTGGATCTTAACCAAAAAAATGGCAAAGTAATCTAAACCACTGGAGTTGACCTGCCATGATATACATTTACGCGCTGATTTTTTTCGTCCTTATACACTGCTGCGTTGCAATCACCGTTGCGATTGCTAATAGAATAGATTTTTAGCTAAGACTTACTTATATTTTAACATTCTGTTTAGCGGCATGTTTGCCACATTGTTAAAACACGTTTGCTTTGGTATACTGTTTTTATGAATAATATTCAAACCTGGCCTATAGAATACAGGCGCGTTAAAGACCTTGTAAAACACAAACGCAATCCGCGTAAAATATCAAACGAGCGCAATGGTAAGGGATTAGGCAATGAGTAAAAAAGGCACAGGCAAGAATGCTGCAAAGATTGCACACAATAAAAAGAACTTACTGGAAGCGTTAAAAAAAACACTTGGTATACCTACGCCCGCCTGCGAACAAGTGGGAATAAGTGTTCGTACGTTTTACAATTATTACGAGCAAGATCCAGAATTTGCCGCAGCCGTTGACGAGGTTAATCAAAGGCAGGGCGATTTTGTAGAGTCCCAGTTAATGACAGATATAAAGAACGGCTCTACCGCTGCAATTATATTTTACTGCAAAACAAAGTTAAAGCATCGTGGATATGTTGAAAGGCTTGAGAACCAGAGCCTGGACAAACACGGCAAGCCAACGGATAGCAATATAACTATTGCGTTTCAGGACAAAAAAGATTGAAGCTAATATTCCCGCCAGCTTTCAGGGATATATTTAGGCCGTATCGTAACAAGGTGTTTTACGGAGGGCGCGGCGGCGGTAAATCACAATCCATTGCACGCTACTTGCTTGTTGCCGCAGCTAAGGAACGCCACCGCATATTGTGCTGCCGCGAGATTCAGCAAAGCATTAAAGATTCGGTGCACAAGCTGCTAAGCGATGTTATTTCCGAGGTGCCAGCATTTACGCAGCATTACAAGGTTTACCATGACCGCATAGAAGGCAAGAACGGCAGCGAGTTTATTTTTAAGGGTCTGCGCCATAACAGCACCGAGATTAAATCTACGGAAGGCTGCACTAAAGCATGGGTAGAGGAGGCGCAGATTGTATCAGATGAAAGTTGGGAAACGCTGATTCCAACGATTCGTGTTTCTGGCTCCGAGATTATTGCCAGCTTTAATCCCAAAAACCCAACAGACCCAGTTTATAAGCGTTTTGTTGCTATTCCTGACCCAGATACGCTGGTAGTTAAGGTAAACTGGAACGACAACCCCTTTTTCCCTGAAGTTCTTAACCTTGAACGCATAAAGCTGCAAAAGAATGACCCCAAGGCCTACGCACACATTTGGGAGGGTGAGTTTGATACACGCCATAACGGCGCAGTATACGCCGACCTGATACAAAAGGCGCGAGAGCAAGGCCGCATAACCAACGTGCCGCCACAAACAGGCCAGCGCGTGTTTACAGGCTGGGATTTAGGCAAGCGCGATGCAACGGCAATATGGTTTGCACAGTGGGCGGGGTTAGAACCGCGCATTATTGACTATTATGAAAACAGCAGCCAAGGGTTAGAACATTACGCGGAGGTTATCAAACAGAAGGGCTACACATACGGATATCACTACCTGCCGCACGATGGCTCACATGATAGGCTGGGCATGAAAGGGAGCATTGCGTCACAGCTAAAAGACATGGGGCTAAACGCAAAGGTGATCCCGCTGGCCAAAGATAGCACACGCAAGGCAGGCATAGAGCTAGCGCGTGGTATATTGCCGCAAGCATGGATAGACGCAAAGAAATGCGAAAACGGCCTGCACAGCCTTACGCATTATCACTACGAATACGATGAAGCACGCAAGGTGTTTAAGAACGACCCTCTTCATGATTGGAGCAGCCACGGAGCAGATGCCTTTAGAACGCTGGCGCACGCATTTGACAAGGAACGTATGCAGCCGTTGTCGGAAGATGTGGAAGATGTTATAATTGACTTTGCTACGACTGATTCATGGATGGCCATTTAATGAAAAAAAATAAGATTATTGAAAACGCACAGGCCGATTTTAATCAGGCAAAAGATTATTTTGAGCAGGACTACGCTCGCGGCAAAGAAGATGTAGCTTTTGCACTTGGTCATCAGTGGGATGATAGCGTGCGCCAGGTGCGCGGTAACAGGCCAGAAATTACAGAAAACCGACTGCTGCCATTTGTTCAGCAAGTTGTTAACAGCATACGCCAGCAGCGGTTAAGCATACGGCCACGCCCCGTTGATAGTGATGGTGACCTAGAAGTTGCAGATATTCTTAAAGGCATTATTCGCAACATTGAGGCGCAGAGTGACGCGGAAACCATTTATGATACAGCAGCGCAGAACGCCATTATGTCAGGCTTTGGCTGGGTGCGTATTAACACCAAGTATTGTGACGATGATAGTTTTGACCAAGATATTATCTTAGAGGGCATTTACAACCCATTTAGCGTTTACCTTGACCCAGAATCGCAGCGCATGGACGGCGCAGATGCGCGTTTTTGCGTGGTTATTGATTATGTGCCTAAAGATAAGTTTAAGGAGCTTTATCCCAAGGCGCAGACCAAAGGCTTTACAGAGGCCGACCAAAAACACGGTTGGGGTAACAATGAGGACAGAGGCACAATAGCGGTTGCCGATTATTACTACAAAGAGTTTAAGCAAGTCACCATTGTAAAAACATACCAAGGTGTGTTTGATAAAGGTGATCAGCCAGAAGATGCGGTAATTGTAAGTGAACGCAAGGTAGAGCGGTGTACGGTTAAGTTTGCAAAAGTTACAGCTTTAGACGTGCTACAAGAGACCGAATTGCTGACAAAGTATATTCCCGTTGTGCCTGTTTACGGATTCCGCGCATGGAATGAAGAACGCTTTAAGTCGTACAGCCTTATTCACCAAGCTAAAGACCCGCAGCGTATGTACAACTATTGGATTACGGCCAGTACAGAAACTTTTGCGTTGCAGCCAAAAGCCCCGTGGCTGGTGGCAGAGGGAACGATACGCGGTTATGAGGAAAGTTGGAAAAAGGCAAACACTTCTAACCCCGCGTTCTTGCCTTACAAGATTGTGCCTATTGGTGATGGCAGCAGCTATGCACCTGCGCCAAAACGTGAGGCACCACCCGCTCTAAGCCCTTCGCTTATGAATCAAGCCATGGTGGCAGCGGAGGGTATTAAAGCCAGCTTAGGTATGTACGCAGCGCAGGCAGGCGAGCAAACTAGCGATGTTTCAGGTAAGGCGATTATTGCCAGGCAGGCAGCAGGTGAAAATGCTACGTTTCACTTTGTAGACAACCTAAAAATAAGTATGCGCCACATTGGCCGTATCTTGGTTGAGATGATACCCCAGATTTACAACGCACCGCAGATTGTGCGTGTGTTGGGAGAGGATGATACAGAGCGGCTTATACCAATCAATCAGCCAGTGGTGCAGCGCGGTAACAATTATGAGGCAATGCCTTTTGGTGCTGAAAGCCTGTTCCCTAACGTATCGCAGGTTGACCTTAGCAACGGCAAGTATGATGTGGTCGTGGAAGTTGGCAATAGCTATGCGACTAAGCGGCAGGAAGCGGCTAACGCATTGTTGGAAAGCGTGCGTATTAAGCCAGAGCTGTTTGACGTGGTGGGTGACTATATATTCAAGAACATGGATATCCCACACGCGGAGGATATTGCAAAGCGCATTCGCAGCACTATGAACCCTGAATTGCTTGGTGACGACCTGGAGGCGCAGCGGTTGCAAATGCTGCAAGGCCAGCTAACACAGGTTATGCAACGCTTGGAAGAAACCGAGGCGGCATTATTAGCCAAGCGTGAAAATGAACAGTTTAAGAATAACCTTGAGCTGCAAAAGGTTGAGTTAGACAAGCAAAAAATACAAATAAACGCCATGGAAACAATGGCCAAAATACGTAAGCTGGATGCTGAAACACAGCAGGAAATACCAGCACAAGCGATGGCAGATGTTGCCCTTGCCAACGAGCGTATGGCGGCACAGGTGGACGACCTGCAAGCGGCGTTAAGTGTGATTCTGGATGCATTGGAAGATGCAAAGGATGCGACTGGGGCGCAATCCCCTGAATAAAAAGGAGAAGGCACTGTGAGCCAACAATCACTGGATAATACAACCGAGGTGAACGAAGAGAACACAAACCCCGCACCGTCAGCGGAAAATGGCGTAGAAGAACAGCAGACCGTTGCTGCTGATGCTGTAGAGCAAGAAACCAACGAAGAGCCTGAACAGGCGGTTGAACCTGAAAAGCGCGAGCCTACCGATGAGGAAAAACGCCAATACGCAATTAACAAGCGTATTAGTGCCATAAATCGTGAAAAGCAACGTGCTTTAGAAGAGAAGCAACGCTTGGAGGAGGAGTTAAACAAGTATAAGCAGCAAAGCCAGCCAGCGGAGGCTAAAGAGCCGTCACTGGAAGACTTTGACACTGCGGCTGAATACCAGCAGGCAATGCGTGATTATTTAACGCAGGACTTGCAACGTAAGCAGCAGGCAGAAACGCAGAAACAAATGGAAGCGCGGCAGCGTGCGGAAGCTGAAAAGCGTATGCAAGAGCAAGCGGAAGCCTTTAACCAGAAGATAGAGCCTTTTAAGAAAGCGGCTCCTGATTTTGAAGAGGTATACGCCGACTTGGATGTGTTTATTGGTGAATTAGCGGCTAGTCCTGATAGTAACAAGCAAGCAATGCAAGTTGCAGCAAGTTATGTGTTGGACAGTCCTAAAACCGCAGAAATGATTTACCACTTGGGCAAAAACCCGCATGTGGTGGATGAAATTTCACGCATGACCCCGTACCAGGCAACAAAGCGTTTGAGTGACCTTGAAACTTCTTTGGCAAGCAAACCAGTTAAACAAAGCAAGCCGTTGCCAGAGCCTGCTAATACGCAAAACAGCACACAAAGCGCGAAATCTTGGAAAGAGAAGACGCCCCATGAGCTGCTAGCGGAGCTTGGTGTAAAGTAACAGCTTGTTAGCCAACAAGGAGAAAAAAAATGGCTAACAGTATTACTAACATTAACGATAAGGCCGCGCTGATTTTGAAGGCCAGCGCAGCTATTTTGGAAGACAACCTCGTTTTTGGGAAAAGCATTGCACAAGCTGACCCTAAACAGTTTAAGGGTGCCAACGGTTACTCTGCTGGTCAGACAGTGCGCGTGAACCGTCCGTTCATCCCTGAAGTGGCAAGCACGTTTGATGCTACTGGTAACTTTACCGATGTGGTTGAGGACACGGTACCTCTAACCTTGAACGTGGCTCGAAGTGTACAGCTACAACTTACAACGGAAGAGTTGGCCTACGAGTTGGACGAAGGCGATATTATTAACCGTGTAATGAAGCCTGCTATGGAAGGTCTGGCTCAAAACGTTGAGGCTGCCTTTTTAGAGCAAGCGGTAAACGCAACACCGAATGCGGTTGGTGCGCCAGGAAGCAACGTGTTTGACACAAACAACATTTTGTCTGCACGT